ATGTTTCCCTCCCGCCCTTATCATCCAGACTACGCGGCGCGAGTGATCGAGCTCGCCGGCGCAGGCCGCACGCCTGCCCTTATCGCCGTCGAACTCAGCGTCTCGCTTGAGGACTTCGCGGCATGGGCGGCGGCCGACCGAGACTTCACGGTAGCGCTCGCCGATGCCCAGACCATCGCCAGGGCATGGTGGGAAGGCAAAGCGTGGCGCGCAATGGTCACGGGTGAGACCTTCCACATTGGCATTTGGTCGAAAGCGATGACCCAGCTGTTTGGGAGGGCCGGCCATACCTCGCGCCCCATCGAAGAAAAGCCGGCCGGCCAACCCGTCATCCGAGCCCGCGTCAACATCCCCGACAACGGCCGCAAGCGCCGGCCTGGCCGCACCGCCAGCTGAAAGCGCTCCGAGCGAACCACTCTTCGAGCCACAGGCCGGTCCGCAAACCAAGTTCTTCGAGACCGAAGCTGACATCGCGATCTATGGCGGCGCGGCCGGCGGCGGCAAGACCTGGGCGCTCCTACTGGAGCCGCTTCGGCACCAGAACGAACCCGACTTCTCGACCGTGTTCTTCCGACGGACGACAGTTCAAGTTCGCAACCCCGGCGGACTATGGGACGAGAGCTTTAAGCTCTATGCGGACCTCGGGGGACAGGCGTTCACCGCCACGCTGGAGTGGCGTTTCCCGTCAGGAATGAAGGTCAAATTCGCCCACCTCGAGCACGACAAGACCGTGCTCGAATGGCAAGGCGCGCAGCTGCCGCTGATCTGCTTCGACGAGCTGACCCACTTCTCGGCGGCTCAATTCTGGCACATGACGGCCCGTAACCGTTCACTAGGCGCCATTGCCCCCTACATCCGCGCGACCTGCAATCCGGACGCGGACAGTTGGGTCGCCGAGTTGGTCGGATGGTGGATCGACCAGGAGTCCGGTCTTCCGATCCGCCGGCGCTCCGGCAAGCTGCGCTGGTTCGTCCGAGTCGGCGACCGGCTCGAGTGGTCAAGCCATAAGACGCATCTACGTCGTCAGTACCCGGACCTTATCCCGCGTTCACTGACGTTCGTGGCCGCGAGACTGCAGGACAACAAGGCTCTCATGCGAGCCGATCCGGAGTATCGCTCGAAGCTTCTGGCCCTCCCCAGGGTCGAGCGCGAGCGTCTCCTGTTCGGTAACTGGAAGATCCGCCCGGCCGCCGGGCTGCTCTTCAACCGCGCCTGGTGCCAGGTGGTGGACGCCATCCCCGCCGGCCTCGTCGTCAAGCGTGGCTGGGATCTCGCCGCTACGCCCAAGACCGAGACCAACGATCCGGACTGGACCAGCGGCGTCAAACTCGGCCGCAGCGCCGATGGGAGGTACTGGGTGCTCGATCACCGCCGTATCCGCGCCACCCCCGCCGGGGTCGAGCGCTTCCTCGCCAACACCGCCGCCGAGGATGGCGAGAGTGTCGAGGTCGCGCTGCCGCAAGACCCCGGCCAGGCCGGCAAATCCCAGGCCGCTGCCCTCGTTCGCGCCCTCGAAGGCTTCGCCGTCCGGGCCACCCCGGAGAGCGGCGACAAGGTCACGCGCTTCAACCCCTTCAGCGCCCAGGCCGAAGCCGGCAACGTCAGCGTCCTGCGCGGCCCCTGGAACGAGACCTGGTTCGCCTCACTGGAATCCTTCCCTACCGCCTCCCACGACGACGACGCCGACGCCACCAGCCGCGCTTTCGGGGCGCACCAGACGAAGATGGCGAGCGCGGGCTTCCTGGAATGGGCGAGGGAGGAGATGGCGGGGAGAATCCCTTCTCCCCCTGCGGGAGAAGGTGTCGGCGGAGCCGACGGATGAGGGGTCGACCAAAGCTCTAAGTCTAGCGCCTTAGGCAAACTCGTACCTCATCGTGACCCCTCATCCGACCGCTTCGCGGCCACCTTCTCCCGCAAGGGGAGAAGGAAAGGAGGCCCCTATGCCCCCCACCGGCGGATATCGCACGTCGCTCAGCTGGCAGACGCGCTACGGGCCTCTCGGTCCGCGCGCCAGCAATGCGATCTTCTCGCCCGGCCAGCCGCTCGCGCCGCCGGAGCAGGAGCCGGTGCGGGTCTGGGACTTTCCGGTTGGCGTAAACTCCATCATGACGCCCCGGTCGGCCGAGGCTTTCGGCTTCGCCCACCTGCGCGCCTTCGCCAATGTCGAGCTGATCCGGCTCGCGATCGAGACCAGGAAGGACCAGCTCGAGACGCTGCATTGGCGCATCAATCCGCGCGACGGCGCCGCGCCGACGCCCGCGGTGCAGGCCCGCATCCAGACCCTCACTCGGTTCTGGCGCCGGCCGGACGGCGTCCATGCCTTCGCTGGCTGGTTGCGCCTCGCCATTGAGGACCTGCTCGCCATCGACGCACCGGCGTTCGAGAAGCGGCGTGACCGGGCAGGGCGGCTGATCGGCCTCGACGTCGTGCCGGGCGACACCATCAAGGTGCTGGTCGACGAGACTGGCCGCACGCCCGTCCCGCCGTCGCCCGCCTACCAGCAGATCATCAAGGGCCGGGTCTGGGCCGCCCTCACCACCGCCGACCTGCTCTACGCGCCGCGCAATCGGCGCCCGAACCATGTGCTCGGCTTCTCGCCGGTCGAGCAGATCGTCGTCACCATCCAGACGATCATCAACCGCCAGGCCGCCCAGCTGGCGTATTTTACCGAGGGTAACGCCCCGCTCGGCTTCCTCTCCGCCCCCGAAGGCTGGGGCCCGAGCCAGATCCGCGAGCTGCAGCTCTGGCTCAACACCCAGCTCGCCGGCCAGGCCGCCGAGCGCGCCAAGCTGATTTGGACCCCCGCCGGCGCGACCTACCAGTCGCTGAAGGACCCGCCGCTGAAGGACGACTTCGACGAGTGGCTCTCGCGCATCGTCGCCTTCGCCTTCTCGCTGCCGCCGACCCCGTTCGTGCGCCAGATGAACCGCGCCACCGCCGGTGAGGACCAGGACCGCAGCTTGGAGGAGGGCCTTGCGCCGCTGAAGCTCTGGGTCAAACGCCTGATCGACGATGTCAACGAGACCGAGTTCGGCGAGACCGACCTGGAGTTCACCTGGTCCGACGCCGCCGAGGTCGACGCCGCCGCCCAGTCCGAAATCGACGACCGATCCCTGCGCAACGGTTCTGCCAGCATCAACGAAGTCCGCGCCCGCCGCGGCCTGGCCCCCGTCCCCGGCGGCGAAACCCCGAGGATCTACGGCGGAACCGGCGCGACGCCGCTCACCGAGAACCCCCGCCCCCCTGCGGGGCGGGGGCAGGGGGTGGGGGTGTGAGCTCGCTGCTCGCCGACTAAGCCGCCCAGACGACCGCCGACTTCCAGCACACACCCCCATCCCCAACCCCTTCCCCGCGAGGGGGAAGGGGCTCTGACGGAGCCATGCCGCATGCACATCTTCGGCGCCCTCACCAAGATCGAAGAACAGCCCGACGGGACCCTCAAGGTCTACGGAGTCGCCTCCACCGGCGCGCGGGACGACGCCGGCGAGATCGTGAGGCCCGAGGCGATGAAGGCCGCGCTACCGGACTATGCCCGCTACCCGGCGCTGCGCGAGATGCATCAACCCACCGCCGCCGGCCGCACGCTCGAAGCCACGGTCGACGAGGATGGCGTCACCCGCATCGTCGCCCACGTGGTCGACCCGGTCGCGATCGCCAAGGTGAAGTCGAAGACCTACGCCGGCTTCAGCATCGGCGGCCGGGTGCTCGCCCGCGACCGCGGCGACGCCACGGTAATCACCAAGATCAAGCTCAGCGAGATCAGCCTCGTCGACCGCCCGGCCAACCCGGAGGCTGTGATCGACCTCTGGAAGGCCGACCTCGGCCCGCCACCCAGCAACGAGGCAGTCAAGACCAAGGCCGCGGCACTGGCCGCCGCCGCCGGGCGGTCAGGCGCCTGGAAGGATTATGTCGCCAAGGCCAGGGCCGCGCTGATCGAAGATCAGACCACGACCGCCGGCCTGACCGACCAGGGTGATGCGGACGACGCAACTGATACCGCGATGTCGGATGACACCGACGCCGCCGGGGCCGCGGATGAACCGAGCGACACGGAAGCCGGCGACGATGCGCCGACCGGCGATGACCCGGCAGCCGACGACCCGCCAGCCCGCGACGATGAGGCGCCGCCAGACGATCCCAACAACGTCTCCGCCCGTCTGGCTGACCTCGCGAGCTCCGATCCGGACGCGCTCCAGGCGGCCCACGACGCGCTCGTCGCCCTAGGCGCCGTCTGCGACCCCGACAATTGCCAGATGGCCGACAAGGCGTTCCTCGCTAGCGACCTCGCCAAGGCGTTGCCCCGCGTCGAGGCTCTCGAGCGCCGGCTCGCCGAGCAGCACGCCCTGATCCAGCGCCTCGCCGCCACCCCGATCCCGCCGCGCACCGCCGCCAACGGCCGCGCCATCGGCAAGGCAGACGACGCCGACCCCGCCGCCGATCACGACGACCCGTCGCCCGACGAGATCCAGAAAGTCCTCGCCGCGCTCACCCAGGACGAACGCGCCTTCCTGCTGATGAAGGCCTCGCTCCGCCAACCAATCCCGCTCGGATGAACCTCACGCATTTCACTCCAATGATGGAGCTCAATTCCATGCCCAGCACCGCGCTCTCGCCCGACGACCTGAAGAAGTCGTTCGTCCAGGCCATGTCCCGGCCCTCCGAGGACATCGCCCGCACCATCCTCGCCCAGGCCGGCGTCGACTCCGACCGACTGGAGAAGTCGATCTCCCAGGCCACCGGCCTCGTCGCCTTCGACCTGCAGGCGCCAGCCAAGAACCTCTATCCGTCGGCGACGCCGCTGCGGAACCGCGTTCCCCGCGTCGCCGGCTCCGGCGGCACGGCCACCAACTGGCGCCAGGTCTCGGCCCTGATCGGCTCTGGCTATGACGCCATCGGCTGGGTCGCCGAAGGCCAGCGCGCCGGCCAGATGAGCTACACCACCTCCAGCAAATCGGCGCCCTACGTCACCCTCGGCGAAGAGGACCAGGTGACCTTCGAGGCGATCAACGCTGCGGTCGGCCTCGAAGACATCCAGGCCACGATGGCCATGCGCCTGCTGCAGAAGACGATGCTGAAGGAGGAGATGGCGATCCTCGCCGGCAACACCTCACTCGCCCTGGGCACGCCGGCCGCCCCGGCCCTCGCCGCCGCCGGTTCCGGCGCCACCCTGCCGGCCGCCACCTACTCGGTGATCGTCGTGGCCCTGACCCTCGAAGGCTTCCGCAACTCGTCCCTCGCCGGCGGCGTCGCCACCTCCAAGACCATCACCGGCGCCGACGGCAAGACCTTCGCCATCAACGGCGGCTCGTCGATGAAGTCGGCCAACGCCACCCAGGTCGTCACCCTAGGCCAGACGCTATCGGCGACGGCAACCCCGATCGCCGGCGCCATCGCCTACGCCTGGTTCGTCGGGACCGCGGGCGCTGAAACCTTGCAGGCGATCACCACGATCAACTCCGCCACCTTCAGCGCCGCGCTTACCGGCGGCCAGCAGGCGGTGAGCGCGATCACCGGCGACTCATCGACCAACAGCCTCGGCTTTGACGGCCTGCTCACCACCGCGCTGAAGCCGGGCAACAACGCCTACGTGAAGTCGCTCGCCAGCGGCGTCGCCGGCGCCGGCACCGCGCTCACCTCGTCCGGCCGCGGTTCGGTCAACGAGATAGACGCCATGCTGCAGTCGATGTGGGACACCTCGCAGGTCTCGCCCACCGTGCTCTTCGTCAACTCGCAGGAGCTGAAGAACATCACCAACAAGGTGCTGTCGTCTGGCTCCGCGCCCTTGCTGCAGTATCGGCAAGACCCCGAGGGCGGCGGCTACAACCTCGACGCCGGCGGCATGATCTCCACCTACTACAACCCGTTCCTGCTCGATGGCGGCATGCGCATCCCGGTGAAGATCCACCCCTACGTCCCCGCCGGCACCATCCTCGCCTACGCCGAAACCCTGCCGGCCCAGTACCAATCGAGCGAGGTGCCGAACGTCGCTGAGGTCAAGTGCCGCCAGGACTACTACGCCATCGACTGGCCGCCGGTGACCCGCCAGCGCCAGAAGGGCGTCTACGTAGAGGAAGTCCTCGCCGTCTACGCCCCCTTCGCCATGGGCGTGATCAACAACATCGGCAACGGGTAGCGCTCGTCCTGCTTCGGTTTCTCCTCCCCCGACGAAGGCGGGGGAGGGGGACCACGGAGTGGTGGAGGGGCTTTCGCTCCCAGACATCAAGGAGTCCGACATGGCCGCCGGCGACCTCACCGACCTTACCACCGTCAAAGCCTGGCTGGGTCTTACCACCAGCACGAGCGACACCCTGCTCGCCTCGCTGATCACCGCCGTCTCGGCCTTCATTCCCAACTACCTCGGCCGCCAGATCCCGCAGACCACCTACGTCGAGACCTACCGCGGCAACGGCCAGTGCGAGCTCCTGCTGCGCAACTTCCCGATCGGCTCGGTGACCAGTGTCGCCTTCGCCGGCCAGACGTTGACCGCCGTCGCCGACCCGGTCGCGCTGACCAGCGGCGTCTACTTCGACGACCGCGTGCTGAAGCTGCTCGGCTATCGCTTCCCGATCGGCCTGCCGGTGGTCGTCACCTACAGCGCCGGCTACGCCACGACCCCGGCCGACATCGCCCAGGCCGCCGTCGAGCTGGTCGGCGAAGCCTTCCGTCGCCGCGACCGTATCGGCGTCACTTCGAAGACGCTCGGCGGCCAAGAGGTCGTCGCTTTCAGCCTGAAGGACATGAACGACACCGCCCGCGCGCTGCTGTCGTCCTACCAGGTATTGGCCCCGTTCTGATGCTGTCGGTCACCCTCACCGGCGCCGACAAGCTCACCGACAGACTGGACGATGCGCCCGCCACGGTGATCGCGGCCGTCGCAGCCAAGTCCGCGGTGCTGGCCGACCAGCTGCTCGCGCGGGTGCAGCGGAAGCTCGGCGGCGAGGTGCTCAAGCCGCGCACCGGCGCGCTCGCCGCCTCGATCGGCATCGACGGACCTAAGGTTGTCGGCGACACCGTCGTCACCACGCTCTTCTCCGCCGGCGACGTGAAATACGCGGCGATCCAGGAGTACGGCGGCGTCACCGCGCCGCATGAGATACTGCCGGTCCGCGGCAAGGCGCTCGCCTTCCTCGCCGGCGGCCAGCAGGTGTTCGCCCGCGTCGTTCACCACCCGGGCTCGCACCTGCCGGAGCGATCCTACCTGCGCTCGTCGTTGGCCGAGATGGCCGCTCAGATCGACAGCGAGCTGAAAGCCGCGGCGATTGAAGCGCTGCAGCAGGCGGGAGGCTGAGATGACCGTCGAGCAGATCTATGAGGCGCTTTTCGCCCTCGGCGCAGGGCTGACCTGGCCCGGCGGCGGCGCGCTCGCCTTTTCCTCACGCCGCGTGAAGACGTTCGAGGATCTGCCCGCCCAGCCGGCGCTCTGCCAGGCCGAGACCGACGAGACTGTCAGCCAGGTCACCAGCCTGCCCTCGCTCACCACCCTGGGCGCCAGCTGGCTGCTCTATCACCAGGCCGGCAAGGATGACGACGCCATCCCCGCCCAGACCACCAACGGCATGCTGTCCGCGGTCAAGGCGCTCTTCATCGACCCCACCGACCCCAGCTTCGCCCAGACCCTCGGCGGCGCTGTGCACAAGTGCTGGATCGACGGTCGCATCCAGAAGTTCCAGGGCGACCTCGACGGCCAGACCCTGATCGTCATCCCAATCAAACTCCTCGTGCCTTAG